ATGACAAAGAAAAAAGATAGTCCATTTAAAGTAGATATGAACAGTGAAGATGTTCTTGTAGCAGGTGGTACAAGAAGAGTGTTTCTTAATTACCACAATAGATTACAACGTATGCTTCACCACATAGATGAAGCAAGGGATATTGAATTAAGTCATATTAGATTATTAGAAGATTTAATTCACGAGCTGCATAGTTCTTTACACTTTGCACCACAGAAGGATAAAAATAATGATTCGCCTATGTTTTATTCAGACTATGTATTGGACTCTGATGATAGAGCATGGCAAAGAGCATATTAATGCTTGACAAATGCTTTAATTTATTATATAACACAACATCACTTAACCAAAAGGAGATATATTATGCCATATGATGTTTTACCAACGGTACATGAAGTACCTGAAAATTTAGATTTCTCTGTAGGCTTTGAGACTACAAAGTTTGACGAGAAGAAATATGTTATCAACGAAAAGACAGGAGACTATCTTGGTGTGGTAGGCACAGGATTTAAATGTGCTAGTCACAAGAAGTTCTTTGATGGTGTTCAGAATATTATGGTAGATAATATACCTGATGCCATGATAGACTCTACTGTAAGGTGGTCTACTGCTAGAAACAATGCTTGGGCTATGATGGATATTGTTATGCCTAATGTGTTTACTAAAGTAGAGACAGAGAAACATAGCACAAAGATAGGCAGAAGAGTTATAGCCTTGCATGGTGTAGATGGGTCTTGTTCTAATCAAGTATTCTTTGGTGCTATAGATTTCTTCTGTACCAATGGAATGATTACAGGAGACTATGATAAAGTCAGACGTAAGAACACATCTAATTTTTGCATGGATAGATTTATACAGGAACTTAATCAAAGCAGTGTAGACTTTGTAGGACAAGTAAATGAACTACAAGAATGGGCTAACATAGAACTACCTACATACTCTATGAAGTCTTGGAAAGAGTACCTGTCATCTATTATGAAGTCAGATAGAAAGGCAGAGAAGATGATACCACTTGTACGACAAGAAGTACGTAAACGTGGCAGAAATGTGTTTGCATTGTATAGTGCCTTTACTAACTATGCTTCTTATGCTGACGAGAGAAATGGTTTTAATCTACGAAACACAGGTAGAGATACTTCAGCACAGTCTATGTGGGCTAGAGAGAATGAAGTTACCAAGTGGATTTCTACACCTGAGTTTAAAAAGTTGGTGGCTGCCTAATGGGATATCTTACTCTTAAAAATTTAATTAAAGAGTATTATTTATCGTTTGAGTTCAAGAGTTTACGTGACGAAACTAAACAACAATATCAATACTTTCTTAGCGTACTCTTGGACACAATGTTACCTGACCAAGATAAAAAGTTGGGTAACATTACAATAAATAATATAACAACTTTGATGGCTAAACATGCATACAATGATTGGTGTAATCGTGGTGTGCATCTAGCAAACCATGTTATGTCTGTAGCACGAGTTGTTTTTAACTATGGCATAAATATGGAGAAAATAGGGCAGAACCCATTTAGTAATGTTAAAAAGAGAACACCTGATGTGCGTAAAAAAGTTTGGACAAAGGAACATGTTACAAATTTTTTAGATGTAGCTTACTCTGATTTTAACACACGTAGCATAGGCTTGATTGCACATATGGCTTACGATTGGTGTCAAAGATTAGGTGATATGCGTTTATTGCAATGGTCTAACTTAGATTTATCTGAACAAAGAATGCATATAGAACAATCTAAACGTAGAGCAGAAGTATTTTTACCTATCAGTGATGGTTTAGGTGAGATGCTTGTACAACAGAAGAAAGATTTTGGTTTTCAACCTTATGTAGCACCAAGAGTGAGACCTGTAGGTGGTAAATATATGCCTTATTCGCTCTATAGGCTGCCTAGAGTGGCTAGAAAGGTAATGAGGGATGCCAATATACCTGATGAACTACGTTTGTCTGATCTCAGACGTACAGGAACTGTTGAGATGGTAGATGCAGGTGTGTCGATGGGTAATATTATGTCTGTAACAGGTCATGCTAACCCACAAAGTGTAAAACCATACATGAAAAACACATACACAAGTGCAAATTTAGCATTAACACAAAGAAAAAACTTGACAGACGTTTAAAATTATGATATTTACATATTATCATTACATAGAGGAACATAGAAAGTGTTAGATTACATATATAGTTTAAATATCACTGTAGGTGATACACGTAGAGTAGATTGCCCTGTCTGTAAAGGTTATAAAACATTTACAGTAACAAATAATATGGGTTCTCTATTGTGGAATTGTTACAAAGCATCTTGTAATGTTAGTGGCAAGAAACGTGTACACTTATCTGTAGAGGATATACAAACTACGTTTAGTAAGACTATAGAATCAAACAAAGAAAATGATTTTATGTTACCTGAATATGTAGTTGATAGAAAGAACACACCTGATATTATATCATGGTGTGCCAAGTGGTCAATTAATGCAGATGATTTAGATTTGCATTATGATGTAAAAGAACATCGAGTTGTCTTTCCTGTATACAAAGACAATATAATTGTAGATGCGATTGGCAGATCACTTGGCAAAAGATTACCCAAGTGGAAGAAATATGGCAATAGTGGGTTGCCTTTTTCTTTTGGTTGTGGTAAGGTGGCAGTAGTAGTTGAAGATTGTGTGAGTGCTGCAGTTGTAGGAAGTGATGTATTTGTTGGGGTAGCTGTGTTGGGTACATCCCTTTCTGAAATACACAAGAAGTACATTGCACAATTTTCTACTGCCATCATAGCATTAGACCCTGACGCATTACCCAAAACACTGTCTTTTGCAAAAGAACTACGAGGACACGTAAAAGATGTACGTGTTCTTAAATTACATGACGATCTAAAATATAGGAGTAAAATAGATTTAGATAATTTAAATAACCTAACCCCAAAGGAGAAACAGACATGGAACTTTCATTAGTAAGAAGTCTTATGGACAGAGCATTCTACGAAGATCATCGTGGTGCTAGATGTCCTGACAGATTATTTAGTAAAGACACAAGAAAGATAAAACAAACTATTGATAAGGCTATGGACAGATACGAAAGGTCTGTACTACCTGATGAAATAGAAGCATTGTTTATGTCTGACAATCCTGCATTAACAACAGCACAGAGACAAGCATACTCAAGTCTGTTTAGACAGATTAAGAATGAGAAACCTCTTGGCAAAGATATAGCACAGGAAGTGTTGTCAAAGTTGTTTCAGCAGGTTGTTGGAGAAGACATTGCTAACTTAGGATTTGATTATGTAAATGGTACACAGACAAGTCTTGAGCCACTAAGATTATTACTAGAGCAGTACAATGATGACTTTACACCTGATCTAAATGTAGAGTGGGATGACATTGACATTGAGACATTGTTAGCAAAGAATGCACTAGAAGCAAGATGGCATTTCAATATACCTGCATTAACAAGACAGATAAGTGGAGTTAATGAAGGACATTTAATTGAGGTAGGTGCTAGACCTAATACAGGTAAGACATCTTTTCATGCTAGTATGATTGCTGCACCTGATGGTTTTGCACATCAAGGTGCTGACTGTATTGTCTTATGTAATGAAGAAGGTAGTCACAGAGTTGGTGCTAGATATCTGACTGCTTCAACAGGCATGACAATGCGAGAGATAAAAGACAATCCTACAAAGGCTCGTGATCTGTATGAGCCTATCAAGAATAGAATAAAGATTAAAGATGCTACAGGTCGTGATATGGCTTGGGTAGAATCTGTTTGTAAGTCTTATAAACCTGATGTAGTATTACTAGACATGGGTGATAAGTTTGCAAGAACAAGTGGCTTTGCAAGAGCAGATGAAGCACTAAAAGCAAATGCTATACATGCTAGACAGATTGCAAAGCAACACAAATGTGCCATGTTTTATATGTCACAATTATCTGCAGATGCAGAAGGTAAAGTTTTACTAAACCAAAGTATGATGGAAGGTAGTAGGACAGGTAAGGCAGCAGAAGCTGACCTAATGATATTGATTGCCAAGAACCCACCAAAGCAAGATGATGGTGAAGGTGAAGATTTAGAAAGGCATTTAAATATTGTTAAAAATAAGTTAACAGGATGGCATGGTATGGTCAACTGTCAGCTTAATTATCAAATAGGGAGATATGAAGCGTGATTGAAGTAGATATAACAGACGATATGTTAATTAAAGCTAGGGCTAAATCAGTTGAGATGGGTAAGCTACATAATTCTATATTACGTGGCAGAGGTAATATGTCAGGTTTTATAGGAGAACAAATAGGCTTACATGTCTTAGGTGGTAAGTGGGATAATACATTTGACTATGATTTAATTGTAGATGATAAAAAAGTAGATGTTAAAACAAAACAAACTTCTGTAAAACCTCTACCACACTACGAGTGTAGCATAGCTAAATTAAATACAAATCAAAAGTGTGATGCTTATGCTTTTGTTAGAATATTAAATGATTTTTCTAAAGGTTGGTTCTTAGGTGTCTTGACAAAAGATGATTATTATGATAAAGCTACATTTTTAAGAAAGGGAGATGTAGACCCTTCAAATAATTATACAGTTAAGGCAGACTGTTATAATGTTAGAATAGATGAGTTAGGTAAAACAATATGAAATTAATACTTGATGTAGAAAATACAGTAACAAAACGAGATGATAAAATGCATCTTGATCCATTTGAAAAAGAC